TGTGCGCCAGTTCGCATTCAGCGTCTGTCAGCGGTCGCTTCAGCAGTGTCCGCAGTTCAGCCGTCAGAAACAGCACTTCCGCCCGCCTTCCGTCGCGCGGGAGCGCGCTTGGCGACAGCCTTCTTCGCGACCGGCTTCGGAGCGGGCTCCGTAAGTCGCTTCACGGTGGGCGGCTCCAGCCACGCCTTCGGGTTGGTGATGAGTGCCTGTGCCCACTCCGGGACCTCGTCCGCGGGGCCGAACACGTGGCTCACGCCCGCGGAGTCCGTCACGTGGACGTTCGTTGCCAGGGTTGCCATGTGAGTGCCTCGCGTTTCAGATCAGAGAACGTCAGCCTGGAAGGTGAGGTCCGGAGCCGCGACGACGGGCAGCGCGATAGCGGTAGCGCGGGTCCACACAGTCTGTGGATCCTCGCTCTTGTAGGCGCCGACGGCGACACCAGCAGCGTCGCCCGCCAGGCCGTAGCGCGGGTCGTCAGCCTCCACGGGGACGCCCCACAGGGTCTGACCCACGGCGTCGCCGAACTCCGGCAGGAAGAGGATCTTGTCCACGGGGGTGACTCGCGTCGGGGTGCCGTTCACGGACACCTGTGCGTCGTAGACGATCACTGGAGGGACGTCGAAGTCGCTGAGGACGTTCGACAGGCCGTCCTTCGTCAGGACGGACGGCGTGGTGCCGTTGCTCGCCGCCATGGACAGGAGCTGTGCGTTCCGTCGCAGGTTGTTGTAGATCGTCCGCGACATCAGCGTGTATGCGGGCAGTCGGCCGTTCGTCGCGACGTAGACGTCAAGCCACGCCTGGAAGTCGTCGTATGCCTTCGCCGTAGCGAAAGTGCTCCATGGGGTGGTGGCGGTCACGGAGTGCGCGGCGTTGCGGCCGAAGTCCACGGCCGCCTGAACACCGTTCTCGTTCAGGCTGACGCCGGCGGAGAACAGAGCCTCACCACGGGCGAGCTCCATTCGGGCTTCGATCTGGCGAGCCAGTCGGACGCCGTCGTCCAGCATCGCGTCACGGATCTCAGCGTTCTGAGTGTCGACGTTCCGGCGCCGAATGCGCTCGTACTCGCCTACCGGGATCTTCCGCGAGATGGGCGGCAGTTCGCCGCTCACGCGGGCGCCACCGGGCCGGACGCCGACGTCAGACGACGCGTCGTAGGCACGGAAGGTCGCAGCCTCAGTCAGGCCACCGCCACCGCGAGTGAAGCGGTAGCTCAGGTCGTTGATGGTGCGATTGGGGAGCCACTGGTCCAACGCGAAGGCGTTCTCTGGTCGGTCGGCTAGCGCCGCCCGCGCGTACCCGGTCAGTTCCGCCGGGGTCGCGAACTCGTCAATGAGCTGCATGAAGTCTTACCTCTCTCAGATGAAGATGACGCGAGAGGCAAGGTCAACCTTGCCGGCAGCGTCGACGGCGACGGGGAGCTTGGACTCCTTGACGGCGCAGTGGACGAGCATCGAGCCCACAGCGCTGGACAGGGTGGCTCCGCGACGGGTCACGACTTCCACACTGGTGAAGAGGAAGCCCACGAGGGTCTGACGGCCGTCGCTCGCGGCGTCGTCGTAGAGTCCGTACTTCCCGCCCGCAGTGATCTTGCCGAGCGGAATGCCGCTCTTGATGTAGCCGTCCGGGTAGTGGGTACCGGCGGTGAACTTGGTGACGTCGAGAGTCACGCTCAGGGCGATGTCGGTGCCGTGGTCGCCGGCGAGCCAGTCCCGCCGGTCCTGGCTGAACGACTCAGTGATGAGTCCGAGGTTCATGGGTCCTCCTGTGAGGGTCGGTTAGTTCTTGCCGTGACGCTGGCGGTACAGGTCCGCACCGGTAGCGGTCGAGCGGGTGTTGCCGCCTACGTCGCCCCCACGGTCGCCACCCGCGCGAGGCGGAGGCGGAGGGGTGCCGAGGGCTGAGGGTGCGAAGTCCTTCAGCAGGTCATCCGCATCGGTCTCCAGCTCCTCCTTCGTGGAACCCTGAAGGCGCCGCGCCTGTGCGGGCGTGAGGCCCTTCTCAGCGGCCACGGTGATCCGAAGTGCTTCCGCGCGTGCCTCGTCCCGCTCGCGTTCAGCGGTGAGGCGCGCAGCGTCCGCGGCGTCCTTCTCTGCCTGAAGCCGCTCAGCGTCGGTCAGATCCGCGGCCTTACGGGCGTTCAGCTCCGTCTCAATCGCGCGCAGGCGCTCCAGCTCCGAAGCGTCAGGCGCCTGTGACGCACGCTGCTCATGCTTGCGAGACTGGAACTTCCAGTACGCCGCCTGATGTTCCGCGGACATGTCCGCAGTCGGGGTGTTGTCCGGGTAGCCGTGCTCGTTGACGGCAGGCGGAGTCTCTGGCTCAGGCATGTTGGTTTCCCCTGTCGGGAGTCGTCAGCCCATGGCGGGCGTCAGGTCGGAAGGTTGATGTCGTCGGGTCCGGTGAACCGCTGTCCGCGGTAGCCCAGAACGGGGCCGATCTCGCCGTGGTCGTTCGAGACGATGATCTTTCGGTAGTCGACCGCTCGTCCTCCGCGGTCCGACTTGCCGAGAGCCTCTTCCACGAGGTCGTGTATGCGCTCTAGCTTCTCTTCGTCGATGACCTGGCCCGGATCCTCGTCGGCCGTCACCAACTTCACGAGGCAGTCACAGCCGGGATGGATCGGCGCCAGGTTGCGTTTGTGGTAGCGCTGCGTGGACGCGATCATGCAGAGAGCGCAGTCGTACTCCCCCTGCAGCTCCCGGACGGTGTACGAGAAGCGCGGCATGTCGTCGCCCACTTCGCGCACCGTGTGCGTTCGCGCTAGCTGAAGATCAGTCTTTGCGATCGTCTCCAGTCGGTGCGCTCCACGGTCCAGAGCGACGTCAAAGGGGACGTCGCTCTCCAGGGCAGCCCACACATCCTTGAAGGGACGCCGGTAGACCTCTTCGGGGTCGACGTCGCGTAGCGCACGTCCGGTCACCTTGTCGAAGTCGAGGTCTACTCGGCTGCCTCCGCCGATATCGCGGTAGGTCTGCTCCAGGTAGGTCGTCGTTAGGGCGGCTATCTGGCGCTCTCCCGCGAGCAGCACGGGAAGTGCTGTGCGCTGGAAGCGACGGACATCACCGGACCGCCAGGAGCCCAGATCGGTCCAGGAGCGGCCGACGCGACCGAGGACGCTTGCCCACACGCCGCTGACGGCTGTTCCGTACTGACGGTCAAGCCGCGTCAGGGACATTGTCACGTCCGATCATGGTCGGCTCGTTCTTCGGGGGCTGCTTCGCGTCGCGCTTGGCCTGGAGGGACGCGGGCTGCGGGTCGGTCGCCGGCGTCGCATTGAGAGCGTCTGCCGCGCGGTCGATCTCCATGCGCGCGATCTGTGCGGGCGTGTAACCCATGTCCTCCATGCGCTGACGCCAGGGAACGCCGGCCGACGCCTTCTTCACAGCTGCGTCAGCCAGTTCGGAGATCGTCCGCGACTCAGGGTCACGCCAGATAGTCTCAGCGCTCCAGGCGGTCGCGCGGGTCTCGTCGCCGGCGACCTTGAAGGCCAGGCGCATGACGTTTTCCCACGACTCACCGAAGGTGCGCTGACGGTCTCTGACCTTGCTGATGAGGCCGGTCTCCGCGGCCTTCAGAGCGTCGCCGCTCACGTTGACGACGGCGCCGATCAGGTAATGCGGGGGCGTCCGGCTGATAGCGGCCAGATCCTGAACGGCAGCTTCGACGGCACGGACGTACGGGACGAGGTCCGTCGCGGAGAACTCTCCGAACTTCACGTCGGGGTTGTCGGTCGTCCAGAGCTTGCGAATGTCCAGCTGGAAAGGCTGAATCGCTGCGCCCGTAAGCGGGTCCTCGTCGACCTCCAGGCCGGCGGCGTACCGCTGACGGAAGGCTCCGTACTTCATGGCCGCAATCAGGTTGATCAGCGACAGGTTGATGCGGTTCTGGATCGACAGAACGTCTTCGTGCTCCGCGAAACCTTCCGGTCTCCGGTTGCGTCGGTTGATGAAGGGGACGAGCGGGACCATGCCCAGTTCGTTTTTCCGGTAGCCGTCAGGCTGCGTCGGGAGCGCCAGGGCATCCCACCCGCGGAGTTCAGCCGCGCGGCCGGAGAAGGTCGGGGACGCTGTCTTCGTGGTGAACTCATGGACCTCTGACGGCGTCCAGAGCGTCGCCCGGGTGTTGCCGGTCCAGTCGTCGCGCCAGAGCTTCAGGCCAGCGGCCAGCTTCCGGCGGTTGCCCTGCTCATGCTCCACGGCCACCTGTGTGGGCGTCTCGTGGGTCAGTACCGGTCGGCCGTCGTCGCCACGTTCGACGAGGACAAAGGCCCTGCGCTGCGACATGGCGCCGTAGTGGACGAGAGCCGAGTCCGCGTCCATCGAGTTCTCTTGCCAGATCCTATTAGCCTCTTTGTCGGAGACCTTCGCGCCGTCGGACGACTTGCTGTCCGGGTCGTCGAAGCGGAAACCGTCGACGCCCAGCCGCTCGCCT